GAGCAGGATCAATAATCTCTGGTCGGAAAGTAAACATCTCACGAATCATATCAGACACGTTAGAGAAATATTTCTCAGTCTGAAAGAATCCCCTCAAGTCAACCCAATCTGGACACTCATTAAAAATAGATTCATTGAAGTGAAATCCGTTCTCATTCATCACAGGACGGTCTGGATCAATGAATTGAATGTTCAGTGGATTAACATTCTGTAGGGTGAATACGTTTTGAATATCGACCCTAAGTTTATTACCAAGATTATCTACAACAACTTGTTGATGAATCGGAAAACAATAATTGTAACCATTATTTGCAGCAATACCTCTCAAAGAGGCCACTTGGAACATCTGGTTTCCCAGTTGTCCAAGTTGACCAAGTGCATTAAAACCAATCATCCTTCAAATACTCCGTCATAGTCTTCTGCAGAGGCAGATCCATATTGTTCTACCATTGCATTGATCTCTTCAGATCTTTTATCCCAATCAACTTGTCGTTTTATCCATTCATATGTTCTCGCAATTCCTTCATCAAGACTGATGGTATAGTCCCAATCCAAACAACTGCGTAACCGATCGTTTTGGCTATTGCGACCGCGAACTCCCAGGGGACCGTCAATATGGTTGATCGTGACCTCCTTACCCGCGGCCTTCGCCGCCTTTCTGATGAGCTCGTTGATGGATACCATCTCCTCCGACCCGATGTTGATGACTTCAAGATAGTTACTCTCCATTAAACGACGTGTAGCTTCGATACAATCATCGATGTACAAGAATGAACGGGTTTGTTCACCGTCTCCCCAACATTCAACCTCTCCTGAATCACCCAAGATGGACGCAACCTTTCGGCACATAGCGGCGGGAGCTTTCTCCTTTCCACCGTCCCATGTTCCTTCAGGTCCATAGATGTTATGGTAACGAGCAATCCTAATATCCAGGTTGTAGTTACGCCCGTATGCAAGATAAAGTCTTTCAGAGAAAAGTTTTTCCCATCCATATTCTGAGTCTGGGTTAGCTGGATATGCGTACTCTTCACGCAAACCAGGATTATCTGTGTCTTCTTGGATCGTAGAAGGATAGATGCAAGCAGAAGACGAATAAAAAATCTTAGGAACTTTACGTCCCATACCTTTGGTCTTCACAATCGCATCCAAAAGATTCAGATTGATTGTGGCAGAATTATGCATGATGTCTGCAGAGTGTTCATCAGTAAAGATGTAACCTGCACCACCCATGTCTGCAGCGAATTGATAGACTTCATCAAAGCCTTCAATCATTTTATAAGGGATACTGTTAAAGAAGTTACCAAGTTGTCCCTTGTACTCAACCACACGGTTGACAAAACTCTTGTCTCTCAGATCTCCAATTACAAATTCATCTGCTTCATGTCTGGAGAATTCTGGATGTTTGAGATCAACACCACGAACCCAATAACCTTCAGATTTAAGCCGTTTTACCATCCAGGAGCCAATAAATCCACCCGCTCCCAGGACCAGTGCGGTTTTCATTTGTTTCATATGTAGTCCACGATATTTATTATACAACAAAGGGGTGGTTTGCACCACCCCCTGTTATCAATTCCACTTACGGTATGCGGGACGACCCAACAACCATTTGGAATATTCTATATCTTCAATTGCAAGTAACATTTGATCTTTATTATCAAATAGATACTGATCAACCCAACGTGTTGAATGAGCCCATGGTTCTAGAGTTTGCATTCTACAATCAAGGACTCCATTTTCAAGAGGACCGTGTTCAACGAATCGAACATCACCTCTTTCCAATACAATGTTCATCAGGCTTCACTCTTTACTTTTTGAAGATCCTCCTTCAGAAGATCAACAACCAATTCATAAGTGTCATAGGGATCATCATAAAACTCAACTCCTTGATCCTCATAGAAACGAAGAACTTTTTTATACAGTTTAGGATTCTTGTAGTCGAGATCGATTACACCCTGTGCAGTTTGTTCCAGGGTTTGAATGTTTTTCTTGAACCTTTGAACGAGAGACATCTTTGTGAAATATGAATGGAACGACGTGATCAACTCGCGTCGTTGTGTGTAGTATACAAGGAGAGGTAGTCCTCAGGCAAGTCTTCTGTTGACTCCTCTTGGACAGTTTCGTTACTGTCCTCTTCTTCATCGGGATTGTACGGCTTTCCAGTCATTGTCAAAAATTTCTAACCCTTTATCTGTGAGAACGTGGTTGTACATGTCTTCAAATACCTTAGGTGGCATCGTGACGACCTCTGCACCGTTGTACCAGGACCTTACGGCTCGTTGTACGGTGCGAATAGAAGCGGAGAGAACCTGAGTATGGATTCCCTGAATACGATAGATCTCTGAGATAGAACGAACAACCTCAAGACCTGCAATAGAGTTATCATCAAGTCTTCCTACAAAAGGAGAGACATAAGTTGCACCAGCCTTTGCAGCGAGAATAGCTTGTGCAGCACTGAAGATCAAAGTAACGTTGACTCTAATCAGATTCTTAGAGAGAACTCTACATGCATACAAACCATCAGGTGTGCAAGGTACTTTGATTGTGGCTCTTTCACCAAACTTTTTGTAGAGACGTTCCCCTTCACGGGCCATCTCAATTCCATTACCTACAACTTCCATACTAATGTCTTTGATTCCAAGATCAATTAGTTCTTGATAAACATCTTCTGGATCTCTCCCACTCTTCTTAATCAGAGAAGGATTTGTTGTAACCCCATCAATCAATCCTGTAGCAAAATGTTTACTGATGACCTCTGTGTCAGCAGTATCTAAAAAGATTTTCATTGGTCAAGATAGACTTGGTTTATTTAGATTTTTTTATGGCAGCTTGAGATTTTCTAGGTACTTTATACTGAAAATTATCTTTAAGATCAAACACAAGTTCGTAGTTCTCTGTTAAAACATAATATCCAGTAAGATCTTTCCCATTATCAACCCAACCATAACTGATTAGTTTTTCGTTGACATCTTTCAAATCTAACTTTTTATCAGTATTCAAATAATGGTTGAATCTCTGATGAAGATTGATCATCGTTCCTCAAAATCTAGTTTACGAACCTTACGTTTCCGTCGATTCTCTTGGAATTCTAAGTCCTTACTGGACAGAAGACCTCTTTTATTTACACTTTCTACAGAATTAAGTAACACAACTTCATTCAAGTCTTTAGCAGTTACCTTATCGCAGGTAATCGTCGTCATATTCGGACACCCACACATGTGCGTCTTGTTGTCGTAAGCTTTCAACTCTTTGTTGCAGAGTTTGCACCTGACTGATAACATCTGTCAACATACCTTTAATTTCTTTTAGTTCCTCATGGATATCCTGATGATGAAACCGCAAAGGCTTCTGAATTAACTTTTTCAATTTTTTATCCTTCATGGATCTTATGAGGCATGGGCGATACTGGAATCGAACCAGTGACTTACCACTTGTAAGGAGGCCACTCTACCGCTGAGTTAATCGCCCGATACACTACACTTATCCGTATGCTATGTGGGCACTCAACCCAGTATACTGACAGTTTGTAATGGAGTAGGACAGGGGTCCTCCCTGAACATCCAAAGGGGGCTGATTCCCAACTACAGGGTTTCGGTATATCCGAACCGCTGGGCACCTTTGGTTGGAAGATCTCAACTTCCTTACTCCCCTTCCTGGGATCGAACCAGGGACCAAACGATTAACAGTCGTTCGCTCTACCGCTGAGCTAAAGAGGATTGAATAAATAAATTGTAATCTATCTATGTGAAAATGGCAACCAGGAAAACTACCAGGAAACCATCAGTTTCCGCAGAACCTGCGGTAGAAATTTCTGATGATGTATATATGTCTAAGTATGACAAGATTTCTGAAGAGAAGTTTGCAGAACTAGAAGCTCGTATTGCAAAACTTGAAGCATTTGAAGCTCAAGCAAAACAGATTAAAGGTTGGTTTCCACAGAAGTGGAGTTAATCTCTTTGTCGCCAATCATCAGGTTTGTCACGTTGAAACCAATCTACAATTTCATCTGCAGACCCAAACCCCGTTTTGTGATTGGATGGGTCGGGGTCACCTAGTCCCATCCTATTCATAAAATCATCCAAACTACCTTCTTGCATGTCGGGATTAGTTGCAACTCGACGTGCTTTTTTAAGCATTTCACGGGCAGTAGTATTTGCCTTACCAAGTTTTTCTGCCCAAATCATGTCATCAAGTTTGACTTCTTCACCGTTAGCAATACACTTACAGATAAACTCTAATCTCAGTCTATATTGAGTAGATAACATATCAGTCTCGTAGTTTTAATTCAAGATCTTCCAACTTATGATACTCAGCATGTGCTCGTTCTTGTCGAACACATATGATATCTAAAATATCATTAAGGATGATCTCATTGTCAACATAATCATCCAGATACTTATCAATGGCTTCTTTAAGGTAACGATACCTATGCCATTCTGGTGAGTATGGTTTGTACATGATGTAGGTTTCGTAGTATTTAGGAACAGGCCCACCAGGACTCGAACCTGGGACAACCGCTTAGAAGGCGGGGGTTATATCCACTTAACTATGGGCCCAAAAAAGTCAGGGTTTGACTAAACGTTTGACGTAATCATAAGAGTAGATCTCACGATTACCTTTAATTCCCCAACCAAGCCAATAATAACACGGAACCATGTATTGTGCAACAGTTTGTCCACTACCTTCAAACTCAGGAAGAACTTGTTGGAAATGACGTTCATTAATCATGTAACGAACTTGACCTGCAAGAGTACTAGGATCACAATCATACTTCTTACAGAAACTACCTAACCCATCATAACGACCCTGAGTGGTCCACTGGATAATTCCATAACCACCGCTATGACAACTATCATAAGGAACTCTAGCCCCTCCCTCGCAAATGTTGGAATGGAACAGGCTTTCCTGTTTAATGTTTCCAAGAATCGCAGCAAGAGCATTCCGTGATTTAATCTTTGTCTGTGTTTGAAGTTCTTTAAGAACGTACTGTTCTTCAGGAGTACAAGTTGGACATTCCCAAACAGGTTCCTTATATTCCACAACAGGAATAGGTTGTGGTGGTGGAGGAGGAGAGGGTTGTAAAAACCAGAACATAATAATTATTCTTCAAAGTTCATATCATCGATGACTACGACATCGGTTTCCATATCAGGATCGAGCCATTCTTCAAATTCATAGTAAATTGAAGTTGCATCATCGACTCTAGATTCACCAGTCAATAGATTCATACGATCAACGGACCACTTAGTGAATCCCTCAATCATGATCTCCATGATCTTGGCTTCTTCTGGGTTGTTCTCCATTGGTTCCAGCATAGTAGTCCTTACGCATGTACCGTCCCAGAATGTTTGAATTGTAGTACCTGGGTGTCCCATCTGTCAAGGCCTCAGACAGGACGTTATTAAGAAATAACTGTTTTGTTTCTTCAAAGTTTACATGACTTTTCTTTTTGTGAAGACTTAAGATCTCACGTCGAAAGGCATGGTCTCCAAGTCTACTACGTTCTTCATTAAGTTCATCAGAGCTTCCGTAGTATTTTTTCCAGTCACTTTCAGATTTAACTCTCCGACTTTTACCTCTAGGCTTTCTAAATGACCAGAAGTACTTTCTACCGATGTACTCTCTCCCATTTTGTAGATTAGTGATCCTGTAGACAAAACCGTACAGATCGTTAATATTCTCAGATAAAAAAGGTGATCCTTCAAAATACCACGGATTTTCATAGTCACAACTCATTAAGCTCTAATGATCTTAGAGTTATTTAGAGCTGTTCTCTTGAACCCTGGCAGAGTTATTATACTGACAAAAAGGAAGGGGGTCAAGCCCCCCCCCTACAATTATTTGCCTTTGCCTGTTACAAGACCTTTTGTAAAGTCTACAACTGCCCCTGCACCAGTCTTCAGATCCTTGAGACGTTTCATTTGGGTCTCCTTAGAGGCCTTCATACCAGCATCACTAACTCCTCTTACTTGAGCACCACGGTGTTGTGCAGATCCTGGCTGGGTCCCTGCCTTCCCTGTGGCGTACCCTTTATAGAAGTCACCGACTGCAGACGCAGCCCTATTAATATACTGCCTGGTGGTCGCCCCTGCGCCTCTGGCGTCCTCTTGAAATTGTTGAAAGGTCTTCATTTGCCTGCAAGTTTTCCCTATGTGATATTTATAATTCATGACAAATAAAAAACCCTCCTGGTTCAGGAGGGTAGTGTAATCTTAACTCACACAGATTCTTCAGTGGGTTCCTTAGGAGGATCCAAATCAAAGAGAGCATTTAACAATACTCTATTTTTATGTTTAGATGGCGAATGTCCACTATGCACCTGATGGCCTGCAAATAGAACTAATCTATTAGCTTTTGGTTCTACAGTTTTTTTAATTGTGTAATGATCATTATCACGCAGTTCCAAAATGTCACGACACTTCTCATTATAAATTACAGTTTCTCCATCAGAATCTTCCATGTATAAAATTGCACTGACATAATTTTCTCTAAAATTACAATCAGTATGAGCACTATGTAAATACTTTTCTGGATTATACACAGTCATATCATATCTAGCACTAAAGATTTCTGTAGCACCAATATAATCTTTCATATACATGAGGGCTGGCATTGTAAGAAAAGCCCGAGCACTTTCTTCAACTTTAACCACATTTTCATTTGGGTCCGAATTTATAAAACCGTGAGAAAATCCAATAGAACCCAGTCTCTCTGGAACATTTTCATTTGGTTTTCTTGCATGGGTAACATTATGCATGTATCCCCATGACATATCTTCACGAATTGCATTTTGTAGAAGTTGAAAATATGATTTTGTTAAAAAATCATCAATAACAACTACATCTTCAAAATTTTTGTTTTCCATAATACCTCACAAATCAAAGCTGGAATCCACTAAAAGTATCTTTTTTGACATCTTGTTTGATACCACCCACAACATAAGACTCTACCTCAGTCTCCTGTGGTGCGACCTGAAGACCCTTAGAGGAGATCCAGTGTTGCGTCCAGGGCAGTGGGTTGTTACTTGCAGGAACGTCATAGATGGATTTCAGTCCAATCGCCTTCAGGCGACGGTTGGCGATCCACTCAACGTACTTACACAACAGTTTATCGTTCAGACCGATCATAGATCCATCTTTGAACAGATACTCAGCCCACTGACGTTCTTCCTCAACACACTTACGGAACATGTCATAAACATTCTCTTCTTCCTCCTTGGCAATCTGAACCATCTCTGGATCATCACCTTCACGCCACTTATTCAGAATGTTTTGTGTGAGGACCAGGTGTTGATTCTCGTCCCTGGCGATAAGGCTGATGATCTTAGCCGATCCTTCCATAAGCTTAAGTTCGCCAAAAGCAAACGAGCACGCGAAGGAGACATAGAATCTAATTCCTTCCAGGATGTTGACGTTTGCGACTGCTCGATAGAGTTTTCTTTTGAGTTCATACCTTTCTTGTTGAGCTGACTCACAATCCTCCAGAGCGTGTTTCCACTGATTACCACTTCCCCAAAGCTGTGCAGCCTGGATGAAGTCATTGTATGCAGCAGTAACAGTTTCCGCTCTCCTGAGGATAGCAGGATCTTCTGTGATGGTGTCGAAGATCTCTGAAGGATCTGAATATACGTTTTTGATAATATAAGTGTAGGAGCGACTATGGATCATCTCCATAAACTCCCACACGGTCATGGCCGCCTCCAGTTCAGGCAGAGAACAGAATGGGATGAAAGCCATCCCAGGACCTCTACCCTGAACACTATCCAACATGATCTGATACTTCAGGTTAGAAGTATAGATATGTTTCTGTTCGGGTCGCAGTGACTGATAGTCACCACGATCTTTCTGGAGAGATACCTCTTCAGGTCTCCAGAAATATCCAAGTTGTTGTGTAGTCAGTTTGTCGAAGATTGGATATTTGTATGAATCATATCTTTGGACTCCTAGTGGTTTTCCAAAGAACATAGGTTGTTTTTTAGTGTCAACCTTCTCTGGGTTAAAAACCGTCATACCTGTGACGATAGGACGGTCTTCAGTGTTGAGTCTAAATTGCACAGGATTCACAAGCTTCCTCTTCTTGTTTTAACAGTTGTTCGATTATATCATCTGTTGTCTCTTTTGTCTCCACCTCATCACTCTTCATGTCATGAGTGTTTTGGTAGTAACTGGTCTTCCAACCGTACTTATATGTAGTCAAAAAGTCATTTGCCATGACCGACACAGGAACCTCATTGTCTGGATAGTTCTCTGGATTGTAACTCCAGTTACCACTGATAGCCTGATCAAAGAACTTCTGCATCACAGCAACAATATTAATATAACCACTATTGGACTCCATATCCCACAATAACGTGTAATTGTTTTTAAGAGATCCATATTGAGGGACAATCTGTTTGAGAGGCCCCTTCTTTGATTTCTTAATGGACAGGTAGTCGCGAGGTGGTTCGATTCCATTGGTTGCATTTGACACAACGGAACTGCTCTCCGAAGGCATTTGTGCGGACAATGTGCTGTGTCGGAGTCCGTGTTCCAGGATAGATTTTCTAAGACCCTCCCAATCATAGTTGAATTCGATATCTACTAATTGATCAACATCTTTTTTGTATGTATCGATAGGGAGAATACCATCAGAATATTTGGTTCTACCAAAGTCATGACACCAACCCTTCTCCTTTGCAAGTTCATTAGAAGACTTGAGGAGGAAGTATTGGAAGGCTTCAGTGAGTTCATGAACTGCAGTCAGTGCAGAAGGATCATCATACTTGTGACCCAACTTAGCAAGATAGTGAGCAAGACCGATAAAACCAACTCCAAGGGACCTACGCGCCTTTGTGGCTCGTTCTGCCGCCTTGATAGGATACTCCTGATAGTCAATCAGTTCTTCCAGACCACGGACTGCCAGATCACAGAGATCTTCAAGTTCATCCAGAGACTTCAGTTTACCAACATTGATCGCAGACAGAATGCACAATGCAATTTCTGCACCTTCATCATCAATGTGTTGCAGAGGATATGTCGGGAGGGTAATCTCCTGACACAAGTTAGACATTTCAACCTTATCTTTGAAAGAGGAATGACTATTACAGTGGTCGATGTTCATGATGTAGATACGACCAGTCTCTGCACGTTCCTTCAGCAGATCCAGAATCAGTTCTTGAGCACCGACTGTTTTTCTAGGTACAGAATTGTCTGATTCGTAACGGCAGTACAGATCATCAAAACGGTCAGTGCCGAAAGCATCATACAAGCCAGGGACATCATGAGGACTGAAGAGTGAAATCTCTCCGTTTTGGATGAAACGTTCATAGAAAAGCTTTGATAGTTGAATGGAGTAATCAAGTTTTCGTACACGATTGTCTTCCGTTCCTTTATTATTCTTGAGGACAATAATGTCCTCTATTTCTTGGTGCCAGATAGGAAAGTGGACAGTCGCTGACCCACCTCGGATCCCGTTTTGTGTGCAGCATCGGACAGTTGACTCAAACTTTTTGAGGAAGGGGACCACACCTGTGTGTTGAACCTCTCCGCCTCTGATTTTAGCGTTGATGCCACGGATCCGGCCTGCGTTGATACCGATACCCGCCCTTTGTGCAACGTATCGGCCAATCGCCATATCAGAGCTAAAGATAGAATCGAGGGTGTCATCAACATCAACAAGAACACAGCTAGCAAATTGTCGAAGTGGAGTTCGCACTCCCGCCATGATAGGTGTGGGAATGTTGATTCGGTGTTTGGAGATTGCATTGTAGTAACGGTGAACGTAATCCATGCGAGTATCTTTAGGATACTTAGCGAACATGGTGAGGGCAATCATCATATACATGAACTGAGGCGTCTCGTAGACCTGACCAGTACTACGATCCTGTACCAGATACTTATCAACTACTTGACGCAGACCTGCATATGTAAACAAGAAGTCACGATCATGATCAATCCATTTATCGGCCTGTTGAATCTCTTCAAGAGAATAGGCATCATAGATTGCATGGTCATACACTTTGGCACCCACACATGAGTTGATATGATCAACCAGGTGAGGCAGTTCCTTCATTCGACCATAGAGACTCTTACGAGTTGCAAACAACAACAGTCGTGCAGCCACGAACTGATAGTTGGGGTGATCCAAATCAATCAGATCACTAGCGGAACGAATCAGAATTTCTTGAATCTCTTGGGTTGTGATCCCATCGTAAAATTGAATACCAGACTGGATCTCTACCTGAGAGGCAGAAACACCAGCGAGACCATCAGTGGCGGCCTCCACCATCTTATGCATTTTTTCTAGATCAATCGGCTCAATGTTGCCGTTTCTCTTTTTAACCTTAAGTCCGTTCGTCATACTTTTTTCCAACTGTTCAGTTTAAGTTTAGCCTCTAGTCCAGAGAATACATTTGATTCTACTACATCTTGGACCTGTAGTCCAGATAACATCATGTCATTTAAATCTTTTTCCACTACAGAGTTTGGAAAGATAACGACTCGGTGTCCTTGTTCTATCGTTCGAGAAATTCTTTGTACGATTTCTCGATTTCGCGGTTCGTTGTCGAAGACGAATATGAATCTATAATCATAACGGCTAAGGTCAACATCGCTACCGCACATAGCAATACTGTTCCCAAGGAAGGTGGAGTCGAATGGTCCCTCTGTAACATAGATGTCCTTTGTTGTGTCAACTGTGTCTAGTCCATAAATTTTGGGTGCATCCTCATCAAGCATGACTGTGATGTAACGCAGTTTGGAATCAGCTTTCAGGGAACGACCCTGATAACCAAACAAACTACCCTTTTCATCCCTGAGAGGAATCACAATTCGCGGATCATCTTTAAAAGATTTGTCAAAAGTTTTTTTGTGTTTGTTGGTCCACTCTACAAAGTTAGGACAAAAGTAAAACTTGGACAAATCATTCAAACCTCTACCGAGTAAATATCCTCGTGCAAAGTGTTCTTTATTTAGATCAGAAACCTTTGTTAGTTCTGAACATATGTCTTTAGACTTAAACTTTGGTTTGGGAAAATTAAAGACTGGGTTGGGAGTATTAGATCCCTTACCAGTCAAACCTTCTTTATACCTCTCCATGACATATTGATCATGAAGATTACCATCTTGGTCTTTTAGAAAATTAGCCAGTGTGCGTCCAACACCACAGTTGTGACACTTGTAGATAAAATCATTCTTCTTCTTAAAGAGATATCCCCTACACTTGTTCTTGTATTTCTGACTATCCCCACAATACGGGCAACGAAAGTTATAGAGACCCTTCTTCTTCTCAGAGAATTTGGTGAGACGAACCGAAACTAGGTTGATGTACTTCGTGTCGATGTAATTCAATGGACGCACTCTGGGATGTATCAATCATACCAACCGACTTACCCGATGTCAAGACTTCAATGACGGGAGTGGCCACTTGTAACACTGCGACAAGGGTGGCCAACACTGCACCAGCACCGACTACAAACTTCTGATTAGTGTCTACTTTCTTCTGAATTCTATCAATTCTTTCATGAAGGATTTGATGATTCTTCTCTTCCTGAGTCTTCATCTCCTCTATCATCTTAATGATCAGTTGATCTGATCTCTCACTATCATCCAGTCGGTTCTCATGACGTTCTAAAACAATGGCAATCTTATTACTATTATCAGAGATGGTAGTTACTGCACGTTCTAACTTGTCCAACATCTCTTTGGAAAGATCCTCGTAGATGTCAAGTTTCGATTCCAGAACGGCTAACTTACCAAAACCGAAGGCCATTGTCCTACTTAGTAGCTTTGTAAACGTCGCCTTTATACTTAAGTAACTTATTATAAAACTTGGTCAACTCAGTTGGATAGTTCTTATTCTTTTTCTTTCTTCTGTCAATCCTACCAAGTGAAGGATCGAAACCAGCCCTAGGACCTTCGGCAGGAGCATCCGCAGTAAATCCAGCAGCACCAACGGTCATGCCTTCTTCACGAAAATATTCAATGACTCTACCAAGACGTTTGTCCATCAGACTTCTGTTAGAGATTTATACACATCCAAATCAACTAAAACATTATGTAGTGTTGTCTTAGGATATTCAGGAAGTCTGCCAAGATAGATGACAAAGGACTTCATAGAACTCCAAAGATCTTTGTCAATTTTGTAGAACAACAGCGGTGTAGCTGCGTCCCCAAAAACATTATATACACTAATAAAGTGGTTTAATAACAGATGAGTTTTCAAAACTCCTGTTTTCTTATATCGACGAAGTAAACGTTTGATGTATTTAAATCGCTTCAGATCATCATAGAAATCCTCAGACGTAATTGCCTGAGGATTATCATAGTTCCTGATTGCGAACATCATGTAGTTGTCTTCGTTCAACTCATGAAACTGCATAAGTCACGAAAGAACGTGACTTTATTTATCAGCTGTTAGGAGGGAGAACAGTGTTACCAGTGGTGATGCCAGAAGCAGCAACATAGACTTCACTCTTGGTTCTCAGATTACCATGAGTGTCAACATAGGTTGTAACTCCTACCCAACCAGCGTGAGCAACGTGAGTTCTGTTTGGTGTATTGGCAGCAACACCATGAACTCTACCCGTGTAATCTCTCTCAGCGTTAGCCGAAGTAGGCGCATAAGCGGGATCTTCATCCAGATAAATGGGGCAATCACCAATGATATAAGATGCACCAGAGATCGTACCAGTATCAAGAGCGTCTACATCTGCAATCGTCATCAGGGTGGTGCTTGCGATACCAACGATCGTAGCAAAACCTTGAGTCTGTCCAGCACCTACGGTAATAACTTGACCCACTGAGAAGTCAGTAAATGTTGTTGCGCTTCCAGTTACAGTAGTGCCACTGATAGTGACAGTTCCCGAAACTGTAACGTTATCGTTGTTGCCCCAGAGAGCCATGGTAATTCCTACAGTAACTTTTCCTATAATTTATTTATAAAAAAAGGAGGTCCTAAGACCTCCAAGTGGACAGTTTAAAAAGTGTCCATCAATACATGAGATTTCCTTTCTTATCTCTTGGATATCTTCCAGTATTTCTAGAAAGATTTTCAGGATTCTTAATCGCCGTACCTCTAGTATCGTAAGGACCTTCACCAGATCCATGCCTAAACTCTGGACCTCTTGATCCTCTACCACGATTGGCAGAAAGATTTCCGCTAGGTTTATCAGAAGATCTTGTAGATCCATGTTCAAATTCTGGACCTCTTGATCCTCTTTCCTTAGGAAGTCTCTTCTCAAATTCTCTCGATCTGGCAGGACGCCCAAATCCACCTTGTCTAATCTCTTTCATTCTATTAGCACTTGCCATAGATTCAACAATCTCATTTCTCCACTCTGCACTCATGTTAGCCATGATGGCAAGAGCTGCCTCTTCAGTTTCGGCATATCCTTCACCGATCAGGTGACCCTTAACAATATCAAAGAGATCTACATCATTATTATATTGACCTTCATCTACAACAATCGCAGCTTTATCAGCATAGATCGAAGCATACGATTCGGATAGTGATCTTAATTCTTTGGGGGTCATTTTCAAGTAGTCCCGTTTTCCTATAATTTATTTATAAAAAAGGAGGGTCAAAACCCTCCTTGAGATCAACTTTCGAGAGATGGATTAGTTGCTTCTGGGAAGAGTGCTGCCTCCAGTGCCGCTACAAGCTGATCGTCTACAGTGTTATCAGTTCTCGATACTGCTTTCTTTGCAAGACCAATTAAAAATCTTTTGATCAAATCATCCAGATTCTCAGGAATTGCATCAACAGCAGCGTCGATGACCTTGATTGCGAGTGGTACTAAGAACTTTGCCATGATTAGAGAGCAAGCTACTCTCTATATAGGATCACGCTTTCTTTTTTGCAATCTTAGTTGCAGTTGCGTACATCACAGACTTAGCATCATCCCCATAACGGGCCTCAAAGTCCTTCTTGTTTTTCTTCATGGACTTGACGATCTCCTCTTTCTTATCCTTCTCAGGTTCAGTCAGAGTTTTTTCAATCAAGTCCTGGAACTGTTTAAAAGTTTTCATCACTTTCTAGGTCCAATTTGACCAAAGCCATATTTGCGGTAGAGTCCAATCTTTTCAATTGAACTCATGGGTTTTGTTGTAGACCCACCTGATTTATCATAGACCTTCATAACTGGTCTACCATTCAGTCTTGCAGGGTATCTTTTACCAACCTCAACAGACTTAGTTCCAGATCCACTTTCACCTGGTTTTGGAGTTACAGTTTTTGGTCCAAAGAACTCATCAATCTGATCACCGTCTGGTTCAAAAGAATTGTTCTGTTGAACTACCTTTCCACCCTGCAACATTGGATTTGGTTTACGGTTGGTCTTAGCAGTACCACCTGCACTCATAGAGGCAGTAGATGTATTTGTTCCTCTACCAGTCTGCTGACCGTGAACATTCTCACCTGGCTTACGACGCTTACCCTGAGTTGTGTACTTAGTGTTACGGTTCCAAGGAAGAGCGTCAGTGACATCGGCAACCATTCGCGCTACATCCTCGGTGTGATAACCCTTGTTGTCACAATGCTTGCAACCATCACCTTTACATTCAGGACAAACTTCTTTGCCCTCCATCTTAGGCATGATCTCTACTTTGTTCTTGACACCTTTCTCTTTAATAGTGCCAACTTCATCAGTGTCCTTGATTACTTCAGTGAGGTCTTGTCTCCAGTTAGAGAGAGACTCTCTATAACCAACCTTCTTTTTCTTGACAGGTTTACCTTTAAGAGTTCCATCAGCGACTGGTGGGACAAGAATTTTGGTGACTGTATTAGCGAGGGCGGCCCCAGGATTAAATTTTCTAATATCTTCCAGAACTTCAAGGTTCTTGTCATAATTATCGAAGTGTTCATGAGCTTCTGCATAGACAACCTCAAGGTTCTCTACTGCAACGTTCTCAAGGATGGCACCATCTTCAAACTGAATGTCGTAATGAGTTACGGTTCCGTCTTCTAACATGGTGTGCATTTCTGGAATGCACTTTGCCTTCTTACCCTTGTACTTTACGTCCTTTGCACAGAGATGGGTCTTCTTACCCATGGCCTTTGCAACAGTCTTACGACGGTTTGCAAGATAAGAATCAGAAGAATCCTCATCACCATCGTTATCGATGTCACCATCTTCCTTACCAACGGGGTCAAGTTTCTTGGCCTCACTGGTTACACTTCTCTTCTTAACTTTACTCGCAAAACCACCACCTTCTTTTGCAGCTCTCTTGGTGTCTTCTTTCTCATCAGACTTCTTGAGATCACCACCACCCTTAGCAAGGGCTTTCTTCTCACCCCTATCCTCAGGCGCATCACCTTCGTCAGTCATCTCAACAGATGCGATCTTAGGATCATTACGCATCTGTGCGATCATCTCTCTGGTTGCATAACGAATATAAGAAGAACCAGTCTCCTTATGTTTTACGCGAACCTTGTACTTGGTTCCAGATTTTGTTTCCTTAGTGGTTACTTCAAGAATGAGATCATTGATTTCCTTTTCATCCCACTCAAGACCTTCGGGTCTATATGTCTTGGATCTATCACTACCAGTAGGTCTTGCAGTTCCACGACCACTACCTCTAGCTGGACTTACAACAGCTTTAAGACCAGCTTTAACTGGTTTAGCAACAGTATCGATTGCTCTGGTAATATTTCTGACTGCTTGTTTTTCTTGTTTGGGAGTCTGTCCTGATGGTTTTAAAACAGTATTGATTGCCTTGGCAGTTCCAGTTACAAGACCTGCACCCTCTTCGACCATCTCAGTGTCGCCGAAGAACTCATCCCACTCAGCAGACTCTTTGAAACCTTGGAAGGCATTGGCAACCTGTGCCTTCTTACGAGTATCGACAGAGAACAACAGTTGATTCGCTTCAACGAATCTAGCAAACTGTTTTACAGACATCTGATACTTCTCAGCCTGTTCTGTAAAAGCACCTTCCTTACGGATTTTTACCATAGGACGGCGATCACCACCCAGAGGAATCTTAGGTTCACCAGCTGGGTTACTCTTTGTATTCTTGAGTCGTTCCTTCTCGGGTTCAGGAACGGATGCCTCGGCAATCTTACCGTAAGCGTCAACGAACGACTGATACTCAGAGCGAACTTGTTTAGAGTCCTTCATGACTTTCTATAATTTTTGTACTGTTGCCTAAGTTTATTTATAATTGGATACTGTCCTGGGACCTTCGATGCAGTATATTCCGTATAGGCAGCAGTTCCATATCCCTTCTTCGTCTTATCAGAAACTTCAATCAAATCTTTCAACCAAGACTTGAACATAATATTATCTTCCGTAACTGCAATCACATAGTTCGCACCACGACGTGTGATCTCACCAATCAAGCCATGATTCATGTTCTCAACCCATGTACCAACCCGAAAGAGTTTCTTTGCGAAATAGTTTTCGCGCAGAGTATCTGGAAAGAGTTTAGGTGCAACTTGCCAACCCTCAGTCTTCACCTTCATACCCTTACGGATAGTATTGTAAAGTTGTTTGGTAGTCTTATCGTCTAGGTTCTTAGAAATACCAGACTTGAAAGTTTCATAGTCATCATCTAGTGCGGCTTTACGTAGCTTAGATGCAGACATACCTTCGACACCCTCGGCATCGGCATCACGTTCGCCGGCCGATACAACGTTAATCTTCGCAAAGTCGTATAACTGACCATTATATTTGTTGGCCAGGTTTTCAAACTCTTTAACTCTATCGGACCCAACCACAATATTGACAGAGGAATATCCTTTTCCATGAGCCGCCTTCAATACATCAAAAATAGTTCTGGTCTTCTCATCATCAATAATAGAGTTTGCATGGTCAGGGAACATCTGACGCATGTAATTAACCTTGTCACTGGCTTCCAAAGGATTTTTTTTAGGATCCTGAGAACGTGAAGGATAGATGCGATACTGACCACCCTTACCAGCAGTCTGTGCAATTGTGTTAATCAGTTTTTCGTGACCAATCGTAGGTGGATTGAAACGACCAAATCCTACAGTGATTGTATCAGAAGTTCTTTCCTCAGAATCCTGTTCCTTTTCTTTCTGTACAGGTTGTTCTGGTTTTGCAGCCTCTTTCCCTTTGAAGATCTGGAGTCTACCCTTTACCGTTTTGGCACGCAGGTTTCCTTCCTTGTCGTACCAGTCACCATGATCATTACCAATCAGACCCATCTGTTTGGCCTGTTGAGAGGCCATCGTCTGACCCTCAAGAATAGTCCTGACTTTTTTAAAGAAACTCACGGTTTGTCCCAGTTCTTGTCTGCAGTGAAGTTGGCCCTTGAGAACTCTAGTCTATCAACTAACTTGAGTGCGTTCCCTGAACGGATGGCCACAAATCCTTCTGGAGCCGTGACTCTATATCCGTTATCAGTGCGAAGGAAGGTTCCAATCTCCTGAACCCTCTCAAGTTTACGAATGACATAGTTCTTCGCTTCGATCAAATTCATATATGAAGCGACAGTAAAATATACGGATTTTTGATTTCGTTTTAAGAAATCAAGTCCTTCTGTCTTGATCTTCAAATATTTATCTTGAGTAGCTACTGTCTTTTTAGATTGCACTTCTTTCGTCAAAAGATCACTGTAGTACTTGTTGAAATCATCGACTACAAGTTGTGCGTTTGTAATCTTTCTACCCTGTCTGATATATGAATTGAAAAACTGTTTGAACAGTTTATTCATTTGGAATTTACTCTGACCATAATCACCAAGAAGATCCAGAAACGCACTGGCTTGTTTCAATGATCCTTCGGCACGATTCACCAACAGATTGAATTGTTGCAACTCAATCGGAGTCATACTAGCGGTTCCCGTAACATCTCTAAAGTCAGAACTGAATACCATCACTTCAGGATCACCTTGCAATTGTGAAACATCAGCTCCAAATTGTGCGTTCAGATCATCAAGAGTGGGACCAACGTAGGTGGTATGGAAGACAATTCCAAGTTTTGCACGGAGAGCGCGCTTACCCATGTCACTAGAAACAGGTATCGCATAGACAATAGTGTTGGGTTGAAACGTAACACACTGTTCATTGTTTACCAGGCGAGTGTCTTTATCATCTGTAAAGAGTAAATCACCCTGCAATACTCCAGGAATCCTATCCTTTAGTTTAGAAAGATACCTATAGGAGTCTTTTAGTTTTTGTGCAAGTTGACTGTCACCATAGATGCGACTTGCATCAGCTTCACTGTAGATGATTTTAGGCGCAGTCTTAGCAAAAACAGATTTAGTTCCAACAAAAAACTGTTTGGATACTGGATCAGTACCACAAATAATAGCAGGGGCTCCATCCCATTTAGTCGTAACCCTTACGTTTGACTTAGATACACTTAACATTTCTCCAAGTTCTCTGAGAAATGTTATTGCATTGAAACCCCCCTGTTTCCCCTGATTGAGGATGTCGTCTTCAAGGTGTTCCAGGTGAGTGTTTTTTGCCATCAGATGAATTGTTTTACAGTTCTGCCGCCAAGTGGACTGATCGTTATTCTTGCTCCCTTGATACCATAGTCACTACGATCTGCACCTTTGTAAACGGCAAGAAAGATTGGTTCGTACCCACCTACTATAGGGTCTCCGTTCTTATATGAGTGTGCAGAAGCGACCAGTTTGTAGGCTGTCCCCTCCTTCTTGATAGACAGATTACCTTGCATCGCAACATCCACATTGTTCTCTCCATATGGTCCACCATAATCTCTACCATAAACGGCAAGATACTTAAGTTTATTATCTTTTATTTTTCTACCAAAACTAGAAGCTTGAGGCAATCCATCTGGATACATTGCACTCAATTTAGTGATAAAAGCCTTCGTCTCTGGATGTTCAGATATTAATCTTTCGACCCTAGCAGATGTACCAGACCACTGTTGGAAAGATCTAGGTGTTGTACCATCTTTATGTGAAATGTGGCCACCATATCCACCACCTTCCAAGATAAAATGAAAGTCACACTTTGGAACACCTGGGGTACTCTCACATCTTACAACTGGATACGTTGACTTTCCAACTTTCAGGGGAATATAATCAACACCCATACTGTCTTTGATTTTTTGCAATTCTTTATTTACTTCAACAATTTCTTTATCTTCAGCAGCAGTAGTTGCCTGTGTTCTACCAGAAAATTCTGCGTCCTTATAAATTTGGGATAATCTAACTCCACTACCACCCAAAACAGGCAACATAATACTTTGACCGACTTTGTAGTCGTTTAAGTCATTAATACTTTTTACTTCATTTAACAATAATGGATTAATCTTTACCTTTCCACCATTATTGATTAAGGTAAACTCTTTTTTAAATCTGATTCGACTCAAGAATATAGAAAAATTATTTCTTTTTCCTAGGTCTTTAACCGATAGGGAAGCCATAAAAAAAGAGGGCCTGAGCCCTCTTATTTATTTTGAAGATAATCTTTTTCATTCTGATAGGGATGTTTTTCACCCTTCCACAACTGATAACCCTCTACAAGATCTGGAATCAACCACTGGTCCACACGATAACAATACTGCCAGTTGGTAGGTTGAACACAATTCATCACAACAACTTGGAAGAAAGCTACCGTATGAATCCAGAGACTATACACCGTACTTAGTCCACAACTTACGAATGTTTTGTGTGATTGGCATACCACTTGAGAAAGTCTCAAGTAGTTCTCCATCCTCATTAATAACAATGAGAACAGGAGTGGCAGTCACACCATACTTTTTAGCAATTTCAATATTTTCTTCTGGGATAGGTTCATCACTGAAGTCTTCTAGATGAACTTCTTCAATAAGTTTTGTGCGTTCATCATTGAGAGCATTAAAGTATCGTTTTACTAGACCACAAGGACCACAACTATCCTTAGTAAACAAAATGAATTTAACCGACATCATTCCTCCAATGCAGATTCGATTGCAGCATCTAGATCCGTGATCACCTCTCGAAGTTCAAAGACACGTTCTGGACATGCTTCACCATAGGTATAGTTTCGCGTATCCCAAAACAAAGATTGACGAACTGCAGCAGCTTGATAGGTGGACATTTCAATAGTTACTTTTTTCACAGGTCTCCCTCTTGACGGTTTTCAGAATAGTGTACATCAAACTCACCACCAGGATATCGTTTGACAAGTTTTTCAACATTCATCTCAATAACTTCATCCAGTGAAATATCCAAACCCATGCAGGCCTGCATGACATACCACATGATATCACCCAGTTCGCGTTTGAGATGAAACAGGTTTTCTTCGTTGACAGGTTTACCTTGGAAGATAATCTTTTTGATAACTTCAGTAAACTCACCAGACTCAGCAGACATACCTACAGCAGCAGTAAGCAATCGCTCGGTAGGAAAACCTTGGTCTTGGAGAATCGCAATCCTTTGCGCGAAATCGTAATAGTTCTTACTTTCATTAGAGGTAACGGCATCAACGAATTCTTGATACTTCTTAGGATCAACGTGACTCAAAACTTCAACTCCGCGAATTTACTTTTGAATTTGGATTCGGGTTCATCATAACCCGATTCTTGACCAGAGTCAAGGATATCATCTTGTGCGGTCTGTTCACAATCGTACAGACGCATCTTAGCTCGATCGATACCCACAATAAATCGTTTGTTGATTGTGGGATCGTTGTATCGATTCTTCAACTGTTTCACCATAATCTGTCCCAACTGTTCCAACTCTTCCGTGGAAATAAGGGCAAACATAAGATCAGCAGTAGCAGGGAGACCAAAGGACTCGCTAGTGTCAGTAATGTCAACATCAGAGCTACCGTAACCAGAACGAGTGGTCTGGGTGGCAGATACGATAGGGACCTCGGCTTCGACAGCCAATCCTCTAAGTTCCTCTGCAATAGACTTAATAAGAGTATAGGAATTAATATTGGCAGCCCCTTTGTAACGCGAAGAGGTACAAATATTAAGATAATCCACGAATATAATATCAGGTCGAAAAGACTTTTTAAGTGCAAGTTCGTTAAGTAAGGCACGAAAATGTCCAGCATGAGCCGAAGCAGTAGGATACTCTTTGATGATGAGTTGACCCTGAGTCTTCTTGGACAGGTTACTCACCTTGTTCTCAAACATCACCTTCGGAAGGTCCGCAATCTCCTGGATGTTGACGTTAAGAAGGTTGGCGTCAATTCGCTCAGCAATTCTCTCTTCTGCCATTTCAAGAGTGATATACAGAACGTTCTTTCCTTGCAGGAGGACGGAGCTAGCCAAGTGGCACATGAATAGAGACTTGCCGACGCCTGTACCAGCAAGTGCGATATTGAGAGTCTTGTTAGGGAGACCACCTTTTGTAATTTTGTTGAAGTACTCAAGGTCGAAAGAGATCTTTTCTTCTTTTCGGTGATATACCTCGTAACGTTGCTCATAATCTTCAAGATAGTCGTGACCAATGTGATTGTCAAATGATACTGCAAGAGCATCACTCAGAATACTTGGGATAGCATCCCTTCCTTTTTTACTATCTTGTCCATCAGCAATCTTGATTGATTCCATCAGGGCAAGATAGATCGCACGTTCTTTACACCACTTCTCAGTAGTGTCCAGAATCCAGTCACTGTTGACAGGCTCTCTATCTAGGACAGAAATCTGATCTAAGAGTTGTTTGTGTTCTTCATCCGTGACATCATCACGATTCCCAATCTCAATCTTGAGAATCTCTTGGGAGATAGGTTTGTCATACTTGACGATGAACTTTGCAATCTCATCAAAGATCACACGATCTTTACGATCTTCAAAATATGATGGTTCAATAAAAGGGACCACCTTACGAAGGTAGTCCTCGTCATGAATCATAGTCCGAAGAATTGTATTTTCGACTCTATCCATAGTGGAGATACGTGCTCATTATGTACTTCGGTCCACTAATGGGTGGACGGCCAGCATGTGGATACTCCCACGTCGGCGGAAACACCAAGACAGAACCCGTCTTGGGTCTCACCATCATATCATGGAAAGGGAAGACTGTCTCCCCTCCTTCCTCAACATCGTTGAGATAAAATAACATAGCCAAATAACGTCTGGCACTGGGATAGTCCCCGACATCAACATGTTCATCAAATCTATCGTCACCACCAGGAACATATTTTTTGACTCTAAAACTCTCCAACGATTTTATTGGAGGCATGTGTCTAGTAAGTCCCAATAAATCAGATTGATATATTTCAAGACATGTCTTTACTCTATCAACCAAATAATTGATTGCCTGAACATGATGACTATTTACATTCAGTTGAGTAAAGTTAGGCCTACCATCATTTTTTACAGTCTCATGATATTGAGACATACCCTCAAAAGCAGAAATAAGACCCTGACACTGTTCTAGGTTCAGGATCTTATCATAAGTTCTAACCGTATGAGAATTCGTTCTTCGCAATTTCATCAAGTTGCTCCATAACTTCAGGAGTGAAATAGACCTCAGGTTCTTTCAAGATTTGTTTTGCATAGACCTTCTTACCATTCATCTCATATCGACCAGCAACATTCTTCCAAAGTCCACCGATCTCACCGAGTTCAAGAAGACCATAATATCGATCGAGACCACGCTCATCGTAATAAAGACGCACCGTAACATCCTTATTCTCCTTACTTAGACGCGACTTAGCAGTCTTAGCCTTGATAAGATTTCCGACGATTTCTGTACCATCCTTTTCTTTTTTCTTTGAGAGATAGATGATTGTACTTGCTGCATACTTGAGGCCACTGCCTCCTCCCATTTCTTTTGTAGGGACATAAGCACCGATGACATCATAGGTGTGATTGGTTACGATCATTGGGATTTTAGCCTGTCCCAGTTTCAGAGTGATCATACGGAAAGCACCTTTGACCAGTTGGGATTTGGTCATGTCACGAACTTGTTTGTCGTTCAGTGCGTCAGTGATCTCTTTCTCTGTAGACAGCATACCGAGAGAGTCTAACACAAACATACAAGGTTTGCGTTCATCCTCAGGTTTCTTAAGGTATATATCCACAGCTTTCAGGGCTTTACCCCTGAACTCCTCAATTGTAACAACGTTTACAACAATCAGACGACTGGTGTCAATACCCCGAGACTCAATGAGAGATTTGGTAATAGCAGCTTCAGTGTCAAAATAGAGGCAGTAACCGTCAGGATTAGAATCCAAAAAGTTCTTGACGACAGCAAGGGAGAAAAAAGTTTTTCCAGTACTAGACTCGCCAGCAATGGCAGTAATCTTATTCCCAGATACACCACCAAATAGACTACCTGAAACAAGTCCGTTAAAGATGTACGAACCCGTGTCCACATAAGTTTCAGACTCATCGATTTCTGATGCGAGTTGGGTGTATTCACCACCAATCTCCTTTACAATGTCTTTCAAAAAATCCATTCAGTTCCACCTCAAGGTTTTCAAATATTCTAACACATTTTGACGAACGTCCATCAGTTCGTGATAACACCTCTGATTATGAGCACATTGACGCAGTGCGGGATCTGGTTTGAGGACAGACTCAACAAAGAGATCTAGGCCTCGATTCCATTTATCCTGTTTGGATTCTCCATCGTCGATTACATACTGGTCTTTCATAGGAAGAATGACTCTAGGTTTACGGTTTTTTCCACGTCCCATCCTATCACGTCTAGGATGATTTTCAAGGGATCAAGGAAAGATTTTTCAAACTGAAGATCATAATCGACATACTTCTCAATACCCAACTCTCTAGGGAAGTCCTGAATGAAAGACATCACGTTTTCATGAATTGGATTTGGACTACGAAGATAACAAAACTTGATCTTCTCTCCATTCTTAATCAGTGAATATTTACCATCCAATTTCAGACGTTTAATATGGTGATTGAACAGAAGAGCGCCACGACAATGAATAGGAGTTCCTTTCTGATAGATCGCCTGATTACTTTTGTACTTTGTAACCTCACTGACCGAACGGGGGAATGAGATATCTTCGGGAGGAAGACTCTTAAACTCTTTGCGGAAGTTTTCAATGAAGTCAATAGCTTCATCTTCAGTACCCTTCATCACCACCTTGAGTGCGTCCTTAATAGCCTGACGACAAGGTGCAGGAGTCGAAGACTTCACAGCTTCAATACCCATAATCTTTAGTTTAGGTTCTGCATATCGAACACCTTCAGAATCATGCACGTTGAGAATGTATCGTTTCTTCGCAGTCCAGATACCACGATCAGCGATATTCTCCCGTTTCATGAACATCTTCTGATCATATGCCTGAACATAATCCGCAAGTTCCTGATAAGACTTATCAATGAATGGTTCCAACTTGTCCTGACAGATCTTATCAAGTAAGCCAACAATCGCTGTTTTATCATCAGACTTATTACTAAGAAATTTAGTAACAAGAGGTCCAAGATTAAGATAGATTGAGTCAGTGTCAGATGCGATAACATAATCGACTTCCTCAGTTTGCAATAGTTTATTTAGATATCCGTTCATTCGATTCTCAATCCAACGAATTGATACCTGACCACTCAAAGTGATGGCCTCTGCATTGGCTAGTTTGTAATACCTGAAGTATTGATTACCAATAGCACCATAAGCAGAGTTAAGAGAAATCTTCTTCGCCATTTGAATGTTATTGCAACGAGCGATCTCCTTTTGTAAAGCAATAGATGGCGTCTTCTCATTGTCTTTCTTGGCTTGAATCATCTTCTTCTTGAAGATGACACGTTCGTCATAGTATTTCTGCATCAGTTCAGGAAGAAATCCCTGTTCATCTTTGCGATACATTGCACCATTGGCACAGACTGCATAGTCTTTGTACAACTCAAAAGTAAGATCTTCATTCAGAATCTTATCAACAGTTGCAGTAGGATGTCTCTCTTCCTGAAGAGTCTCAGGTGAGATGTTGTACTGCATGATTAGGTGAGGGTACAGAGAGTTAAGGTCAAAACTGACAACCCAATCATACTTTCCAGGAATCGGTTCCTTGACATAAGCACCTGCGTACTTTTCATCCTTTTCAGATCTCTCCTTTGGAGGAATGACAATGTTCTTCTTCCTCAGATAGTTGTAGATAATGCAGTCCCAGAGTCGAACTTGAAAGAAAATATCCTGATAGTTCACCTTGGCATCATAAGCCATAGTGAGAGCAAGTTCGATCAGTTTCAACTTGTCCTCAAAACGGTCAACCAGTTCCACGTCAACGATGTTGTATTCAACAAACTTCTGCCACCCATGAGTGTAGAAATCTTTGAACGTATCGAACTCACTATGGTCTAGTTTCTGTTGACCGAGTTCCTGTTGTGCAATGTAGTCAAGACGAAATGACTCTTGGTTAGGAGTACCAGGAGACCACCGATAAAGACGCATGTAGTCCAGGATGGCTACACCACCAACATCTACACAGAAGTTCTTACGACCCATCACGAAGACTTCTTGTTGCGTCACCAGACCCCAGGGGGACAGACGTTTCATCATCTTGTCTCCCAGGACCCTCGCCAGGCGTCCTGCCAGGTACGGAAGGTCAAAGAACTCACAGTTCCACCCTGTCACCACGTCAGGGGTGTTCTCGATCCACCAGTGGATGAATCCATTCAACATGGCCTTCTCATCAGGGAACTGACGATAGTCCACATTCTTCTGTTTGTTGACGAACGGACCCACACCCCAGGTGATGATCTGTTTGGTATTGAAGTCCTGAATCGTGATCAGGAGCATCTCCTCGGCAGCAGACTCTACATCAGGAAATCCATACTCAGCCTTGGTCTCAATGTCAATCGTGACCAGATTGATCTTTGACATATCAAATTCAATATGGTCTTGCTGATAATTATCAGCGATATATTGATAGATGAAACGTTCAAATCCATAGATCTTGAATCCATCAACACCATCGTACTTCTTGATGAAGTCGCGGGTCTCACGAATCGTACCAGGATTAACAGGACTTACATACTCACCCTCAAGAGTTTTGAATTTACTCTTACCTTTTGCAGGCACAAAAAGAGTCGGGTTGAAAGACTCGCGGTTCATGAAACGTCTACCGTTTTCATATCCCCGAACGAGAATTTGGTCCCCGACCATTTGAACGTTTGTATAAAATCGCATCAATCAATAAGAGTCATGTAATGGGCCAGCAACTGAGGAGCTGGTTCAACGAACGTGAGAATATCCGATGACCTCACCATTATATCAGACTGTTCCGTAAAGTCCAACCACGGTTGGATCCGTTCATCAGGTGTCATGTCTGGGGCCTCATGACGACCCAGGATCCTGAATGGTTTGACAAGTTTGCAATCGGGGTCACCGATCTCAGACATCACTTCAATGACTTCAGCAATGACCACCAGGTCATTCTGAAATAGCAGACACTGTACGTTCATCAAATTTAGCCTCGTAAGATGTTTTCAATGATTCAATTGGGTTGCAGACAGTCACCACCCAATCAATAGGGATTCGGAATTCAGTATCATCAGAATAAATCTGCCACTTGGAGAAGTTTACACTGATTTTGTTTTCTTCTTCGGTTTCTTCATTCAGTGTAGTAGCTCTGGATAAAGAAAGGACTTGTGGATTTGTTAATTGAAATCCAATGACTTTTTCTTCAAGGAGAAGTTCTTTCGTTTCGGCAATGAGTTCTTCGCCGGACTTGAGCATTAAAAGTAATACGGACATGGTTTTTCAAAAATTATAAAAGGGGTTACCCCTAAAGGCAACCCCACTGCATGGCACGCAGGTACATCTATTTAGAGGTAGTCTTTGCGTTGATGATGTTCGGGAACAATTTTACCAAGACTGATTACTAACATCCCATCCTCAAATTCAACTGATCTAATTTCCGTTTCATCTGAGAGACTCCAAGCTCTGGAGAAAGATCGTTGAGCCACTCCTCGATGGAGGTATTCTGGGGAGTGTTCTTCTCCTTCTTTTTTACCTTCGACAAAGAGTCTTCCGTGTTCTGTGTAGACTTTAACATCTGTCTTTTTAAATCCTGCTAGTGCTAGTTCTAGTCGATATTCGACATTACTCACCTGAACTAGATTGTACGGAGGATAATTATTTGATGCGCCATTAAGTTCAGCAAGACGATCAAAATAATCTTCCATCCCAATACTGTGTTTATTAATCCTATCGACGAGTGCAGGCAGATCTGCAGCGCGCCACCGTTGAAGGCCGGTCATGATTCTTAGCTCCTATTAAGCGAGTTTGTGTTGTGTGGACCCCGAAGGCATCCGATACTATTTAACAATAAAACGAAAAAAGGAGATACGGTAAGAACCGTACCTCCTTATGGGGGTTTCCGACAATCGTAGAGTCTGCACGAAAGACTCACATCTATTTAGATGATAAGTTCATCAGGTGTTCCTAGATGAAGTTCAGTTCCATTATCAAAGAACACATTAAATGTGATTGATTTTCTCTCTTCAAATCCCTCATACCTAGGAGTCTTATGATAAAGAGATGAAGGGAACATTAACAATGTACCAGATCTTGAGAATCTAAGTTTAGCAAAACTAGAATTAGCTAAGTTAGTATCCGAAAGTTCAAAACGCCAACCAGAAAAATAATCATGTGTGGTGTTATAAACATATATTTCATTATCTTCAGTGACACTAATCACACCAGTAAAAATAGAATTTTTGTTGATGTGAAGTTCTTCATGTTGTCCATGCTCTTCAGCATTAACCCATGAAGATGACACTTTAAATTTTTGATTTGAAGAAATGCATAACACATCTCTCAGATAATATTCTACGGCATTGTTAACAAACTCTCTGAGATTTGAAAGTTCTGGGGCTTCGAGAATATTAATGTTATAACTGACATTATTAAACTCTTGAGGAAGATATTGAATATTTTCAATATACTTCAGTTCATCCTCAGTAAAATTGTAACTCTCGGAGGGTACAGTTTTTAGAATTGTTGTTGGAAAAAGGTTGTGAATTTCGTAATCAGAGGTTTCATCATCAATAAGGTTACTCATCACTCAGGGTCTCCTTCAGATTTTTTCTTTTTACCAATATTATACTTGGTCTCTAAAGCCCATTCATTCTTCTCTTTGTAAGAGAGAACTTTAATCTGGTTCAAAGGTGCAACTTCAGCAACCGATTCCTCTTTAACAACATCAATCAAACCCCAATCACAAAGCAGTTGGGTAATACGATTACGACGTTGTACATCATTCACAGTCAGGTTA